AAAGCATAATATCCCAGACCAGCAGTACTTGAATACTCTGATCCTTCAGAAACTATCTCAACACACATTCCTAAAATTCTATAACATTCATAAGCATTAGCTTGTGTACTAAACCACGGCAAAAATTCCTGCATAGCAGGATTCATGGGAAAAGTTTTAATAAGAAAATGAGATGTAGAAGAATAAACATCACCAAGATATTCTCGATGAGAAGTACGTGTTCTTAAACCTGTTCTATGAACATAGGGGACACTTGCGGAAAGTTTTCCTCCTGTTGCTGCTGCAACAAGAGAATTAGAAACGGGAACATCTTCTTTCGGTATTTGATTAATTTCAGTGTAATCTCCCATTCCCAACAACATTGGTAAAACATGTGGAAGAAGATTACTAGCTGCAGAAAGCATATGTTCGTACCATGGCGCCTCTTTTTCCACCTTGGTTTTATTATTTCCATTACGATAAGTAACATAAGTCTTATTAGGATTATTTTTGACCTTAAACGTCGTATTATTTTTATTTTTAATGCCTTTCGGCTTGTTCTTTAACTCTTTGTTGATTTTGTTATCCAAAACCTCTTTTTGTTCAATTTGTCTCTCAATTTTAGTATCTGACATGGTGCAACCCAGTGATTCCTAGATTGACCACGTAGTTTGGTACCTATTTATTTTAAACTACTTTAAATCTACAAAAATCAAAGGACTTTTGTAGAACCTATACTTGTAGCCAGTCGTGACCGACAAATAAGGGATATCAGAATATGTTTTAGCGTTGTTGACATGAACAGAATAAGTTTCGAAACAATCAAACCAACATTCAGGCATAAGGCCATAAAGAGATGGTAACTCAAGAGGAACAAGGTCAGTAAGATTATCTAAATAATCCTCTACTTCCAATTGACATTTGATTGGAATACAATACAATTTTTCGACCAAAAATCTTGTATTCTGCTTAACACTATTATTAAAAACTTGTTCTTCATTATAATTGTCAAGCATGGATACATAAGCGTCTCTTTGATAAGAATCCATTCGCATCTTTTTCATTATAAAATTCATATCAGGGATGGAAATGGAATTGGTCATCCGTAAACCATATAAAGCTAAGCTTCGTAAAATAGGACAACCTGAATATTCATATAATAAAGAAAGAGACTTAGCTTTTAACAATTTGAGTTTAGTTTGTTTACTTGCAAACAAATATTGACGACCAGTCCAACCAAAAGATACGAGCGCTTCCAAAGGATTAACAACATTATCTAGATCGGACTTATCGAATACCTGCCCACAAAAACTAGCTTCACACAAATTATTAGGTTTCTCAATCTTAATTTTAGCTCCTAACTCTTCATATTCTTTAGACGTGGGAGCCCTTACATCAAAAGAATTAATGGAGTCATCACCTTCAAAATAACTATCAAATTCTTTATTTCCGGCTTCGGTTAATAAAAAATGTGTAATTATGAGGTTCATGAAACCATTAGAAACAGACGTAGACATTTCACCAGACATCCGCTTACAGTTTATCTTCATTGACCAAAGATAAAATTGAATATAATTATTTCTCATCATTCCACTTACTATAAGTTTAATAATTTCAGTTGAATGCGGATTATTTTGGAGTATAAATCTATATAATATTAACTCCACAGACATTAATTGTCGAACAAAAGTGGCCTCATATTGACTAAAATCTGTACAAAATAGATTAGGGTCATCCCCAAACCTATCAAGCATGGCTTTAGGTCTCAAATTAACGGGAATTTTCTTAATAAACCATTTCAATTTAAAAATGATATCGCCTAATTTCTTAAAAAATGGACCGACACGAACTTTGTAATCATCATGTCTAGAATATATGCCTCGCATGTGTTTCCACTCAGCATAATTTTCATCTTTAATAAAAGCAAGAATTTTAGAAATGGGAGCTTTAACAAGACTCTCCCCATGCACCTTAGTTAACTCAATTTTCCGGTACAATGGATAATTAGTGGATTCCAACCACTCTAAAAAATCAAAATGTTCATCAGCTTTAAAAATATAAGGAGAAAGATGCCTTTTACACCAA